ATGTTCCAGAAGCTGCAGTTCCGATACCCAAAGAACCAAACTGCACGTTTGATGACGATGCGATATCTTGTGGAGCAGAAATCGTGATTGAACCAGAACCATTTGATATCGTAATACGGTTTGTAGTTCCAGTTAGAGTCGCAGCAGTAAAAGTATTACTACTATTACCAATAAGTAAAAAACCTGAACCGCCAGAAGAGCTAAGACCAGTACCACCATCGGCAACAGCTAAGTCTGTGATACCAGTAATTGAACCGCCAGTTATAGTAACTGAGTTTGATGCTTGAGTCGCAATAGTACCCAAACCAAGATTTGTTCTAGCAGTAGATATTGATGCTACATCGCTAAGATTATTACTATTCTCAAGTTTATTGTTATTTAAATTGATAAAATTTGTATCAATTTCGGCATTGGTTAGAGGTAGGTCTTTTCTGGTTACACCACCTACTCCAGTAGTACCTGTCTGCCTAGTTGTAATTGAAGCCATTTTCTGGTTATTCCTGTTGGTTTACAATTTATTTATTGTTTAAGCGATTCAATTCTTCTTTAATTTCTTTGATCGCTTCAATGATTAAAGGTACTATTTTTGAGTAGTCTACTGTAAGATATTGTGCATCGATTGGAGCTGGATGAACAACCTCTGGCAGTATTGCTTGAACTTTTTGAGCAGAAACACCGACTTGTCTTTCTTTGGTATATCCTAAATCTTGCGCAGTTTGATTTGGTTCAAAATAAAACCCTTCTAAAGAACAGATTTTATCTAAAGCGTTTTCTATTCTACCAAGTCTTGTTTTTAGACGATCATCAGAGAAAAATCCTGTCACGTTTCCTGTTGCAGTAATATTACCATCAGACCCCAATGTGATTCTAGTTGAACCCGTTCTGTTGCCACTATAAACACGAACTCCACCAGTAAAACGCATTGTGCAAAATGTATCGTTCATGTCAACAATATCACCATCATCAGATAAAATAATACCACCAGCAAGAGTGTTTGCACTATTAACAGTTAAATTACCAGTGGCAGTGATTGCACCAGTTACTCCAAGAGCACCTGAAGTTACAGCACCAAGACTAGTAGAACCAGTTACTGTTAACCCACCTAACTGCATGGAAGCATTAGTGGCAATACTAATTAGCGGATTGCCAGAAACACCATTACCATTGGTAATAGAAAGTCCATTACCACCAACAGTTATCGTTCTTTGATTAACAGAGCCAGTACCTAAACGAACATAGAAACCAGTTGCACTAACAGCAGAAGCAATACCAGTTAATTCGTTTGAGAATGGTTGAACATCAGTACCAATAACTAGACCTAAGTTTGTTCTAGCCTGAGTTGCAGTCGATGCGCCAGTACCCCCATCAGCAAGTGCTAAATCTGTGATACCAGTTATAGTACCACCAGTAATAGTTACGGCAGATGAGTTTTGAGTAGCAAGAGTTCCAAGACCAAGAGCAGTTCTGGCTGCGGACACAGTGGTAGCACCAGTACCACCATTATTAATAGCAACTACACCATCTACGTTAGTTGCGTTACCTGTAACTGTACCAGTTAAGTTTCCTACTACGTTACCTGTTACACCGCCAACTAAATTTGCAGTAATAGTGTTTGCAGAAAAATTACCAGAAGTATTACGAGTAACTACTGTGGCGGTATCAGTAACGTGACTGTTAGAAGCGTTTAATCCATCAAGTAAGTCTGCATCTAATCCTGATCCAGCACCATCAACAGTTTTAATTTTAGTTAATACATCTGCAGCAGTATATTCTGTAGCAGTTAATTTTGTTCCGACTTCTGTATTTAAATTGGAAAAGTTAGCGTCTGCCTCTGCAATAGTCAGCGGACTACCTTTTACCGATCTTAAAATAATATCTGCCATTAGTTTTCCTTATTAATCAAAGAGATTAGCAGGTGTTTAATCTCTGATAGTTCTGATTTAATTTCTTTGATTTCATCAGAATTTTGTTTAATTTGTTCACGCATTAGTTTTGATGCGTTTTTCTTATTCAAATAGTTCTGATACTCTGTATTATTAGTATTTATGATAGCTCCACTGGCCAAGTCTCTGACCAGTGAATCGCTATCTTGTATCTTAACAACTTGCATTATGCGCAGGCAATTATACGGAGATCTTTAATTCTTGGGATCTCAGAACTATTTTGAGATTTTAAAACAAGTTTTAACTGAACTGCATCAAACGCTGACATATTATCTTCAGAATATGCAATATCAATAAACTGATCAGAAGCGTTACTTGCATTAACAATCGGTGTATCAACATCCATTAATGTGTATGGAACAGATTCAAATGAAGAGTTAGAGCCAACAACTGCAGTCTTATAGTAAACTTCTACACTTGCTTCAGCAGGAATATTACCAGCAAAGCGAACACGTAAGAAATTAGATGCGTTGGCAAGATTAACTCTCTTAGTAACATACTTGCTGTACGTAGAACCCTCAAGTGGAGCGATCTCGTCTACGAATCTTTCACGCTGAGTTAAAGTTACGTTACCAGTAACAGCAGAAGGTGCAGTAGAGAATGTGATAGAAGAACCATCAGCTGCAACTGCAGTGATTAGTCTTGTACTAGATCCAGAAGAAGCACCAGCAATTGTTAGATATTTACCAACAGTCGCAGTTAAGAACGCTGCATTTTGAGTAGAAGTAGTGATTGTGCTACCAGAGATTGTTACACCAGTCGCATTAGATAAAATAACATTATCATCTAGACCAGATACGTTCATATTAGTCTCAAGTGGGTTATTAACTTTATTGTTAATTACTACAAGGCTAGTTCTATGTGTATCAAGAATTGGAGATAACGCATCGTTTGTACTGCTCATTGTCACGTTCATAGTAACCGATTTGTTACCACTTAATGAAGTAGTTTCGTTAATCTCAGAAGCAATCATACGTGGGGCAGAGAAATAATTACTTTCATTTGCAAGAACACCAGTAAATGAACTTTCTGCAACATAAGCAGTTTGAGTAGAAGAATCTACAGATTTACCAGTAGTTGTTTTAATACCAAACTCAATTGGAGTTTCAGAAAATCTCTGAACTTGTATCATTGGTTGTGCGACGTCATATTGCATATTACGAGTGGCACGAACTGCAGAACCTCCAGCGTAGCCAGATGCATTCGCATTAGTAGATACAGTAACAACATAACTGTCTAAATCTACATCAGAAATATCATGAGTTGTATTTAACTCAGAAGCTGGCACGTTATTAACTGCAGCACCTACACCACTAATAATAACTTTAGACCCAGATGGCATACCATGGTCACGATGCCAGACACGAACTTTATTTGTACCATTACGTGTTTCGAATGGATTGATGTCTAATCTTTGTAAAGGAACTGCATCGTTTACATATTCTATGTTACCGATAACTGAAGTATCAAACTTAGCACGATATAGTGTAAACTTTAAATCTTGAGTTTGGTCTGCTGTCCAAGTAGATGCGTTTTGTGATTTAAACAATGAGCCAAGATATGGTTGCTCAGAAATAGTTCGAGCAGTTCCTGGCATCTGATCACCGACTTGAGAAATCCAAACTTTATAATTATTAGAGTCAGATGCAAGAACAATACAATACTCAGTATTCTCTTGTACATAGACAGGAGATGAGAAAGTAAATGTAGTTGGTGTGTCGTAACTATTGGTTGCAACACCATCAAGATTAACTGTGGTTGATGACAATCTAACTTGTTCTGGTTTCAATGTTACTTTAGAGAATGGTAACACACGCTTTCCTGGATATCCATTCACAACTTCACGAATTTCTAGAGTCACAGGGATTGCTGAATCTTTTGTTGCAAAGAAAATATCTACTTTGGATAAGAACGCACCACCACGTTGTTCAATTAAGAATGTTTGCGCAAGAGGGTCATACCATCCACTGTCTGCGACTACTCGTTCAGAAGTTGCTACGATAACACGATTTTGCGAAAGTTGCTCTTCAACCAATTCAGCATTACGAACTGCATGAACTGTTTGCTGACGAGTCTCAAGAACACCCTCTGCACGATAATTTGCACGTCCACGAGAAGTAAAGTCGCCAGTTGCAACAGAGTTGTCAATTAACTTAAACTCACGTGTTCCAGAACGGAAACGTAATGCGTCTGTGTTTGGAATATTAAACAATAATTGAATATCACCGTTAAAGTTAGTGATTAAATTACCACCAGTAGATGCAGAGGTAACAGTACCAACTGTTCCTGTAGCAGAAGAGATAGACCCACTAATAGTTTCATTTGCTTGGAAAGTTCCGCTAATATTAACCACATAAAGAGCATATGATGCTGTATCAGGATTATATTCTTTACCAACAATAACTGCAGTAGCAGCAGATGTTCCACCAGTTATAATATCACCACGATTTAAACATACTTGCGAGTCACCAGAAATACGACGAGCTGTAGCAGTAGCTAAACCACCTACGTTTGTGCTATCATCAAAACTATTATGAGTATTTAATTTAGCAGTGGCATTTGCTCCCGATGGGGTATAAACAATTTTTGAAGCAGGAGTGCAATAAGAAGAAACTGAAATATCGTCAAAGTATGGATAGAAACGAGTTCCAGGCTTTAAACCACGAACTTGAACAAGAATATTTCTTGAACGGATGTATGGAATTGCAGCAGTTGAAAGGACACGATCTCCAACAACTTGGCGATCAACTTTAGCTACAAGTGATGTTTTTACACCAGTTCTTGCTAAACCAATTTGAGTAGCAACAGTAGAAGTTGTTACGTTTCTAATCCACCCAGAGTCGGCGACGCCACTAGAAGCATGTAGTCTAGAACGATCAACAATGTTTCGAACTGATGATGAAATCTCTACAGAAGCACCAGACCACTGAGTTTGCCAAGCATTCCAAACTGTGCCAAGAACACCAGCTTTTTCAGCAATGTTCGAAATAGTATTAAAGTTACCTTCTACATCAATAACTAAGTCTGGGCGACGATCTACTTCAAACCAATCATCTGAAGATGGATTAATCTTAACATCACCCAAGAAAGTAAATACTGCGAATGGGTTAATATTTTCTAATCGAGAAGCATATGGTTGACTAATTAAGGCAATATCTTCAAGAACAGGTAGTGTAATAACATCACCGTAAAGTTTGTAGTTTCCAGATGCACGTTGAGTGTTGTTTGAATTCTTCTCAATCATGTTAATGTTTTGCATTGAATAGAATGGTCGTAACTCAGCACGTTCCATATCAACAGAGCAAATATAGTCAAGAGAAGTAGTATCTCCAGTATTATGACCAGCAAAATTATCTACAATAAATCCATTTTTAAATCTTGTATCGCCATTAGAGTCAATAACTTCTAGTGACTCAGTTTGCTGTTCTAATAATGAAAGCGATGTATAGTACTCTAGATTATCAATACGCTTTTCAAGTTTACCAATATCACGCATAGTATAACGCTTATTATCATTCGATTCAACGACAACATTGGTATTAGATGTTCCAAACGTGTAAGGTTCTAATGTTAAATTATAAAGAACCATTCCTAAAGCTGGGCTTAATGGTTCACCTGGATTTAATGAAGACACGCCATCAATAGCAAAGAAATTGCCACCAAAGTCGATAGCAATTTTAGTTTTGCGAGCTAGGTAGTATGTAAAATCTGTAACAATATCAATACCACGTTTTGGTACTAAGGAAGTTGAAGATCCTGTGCTTGAGAATCCAGTACCAGCATCATTAATGCGTGGGCGAAAATCAATAACATCACGTAAAGAAGTTCCTTGATAGTAAGGGATTGCTTTGTAGTCTACGTTTGCTGGATAAGAGTTTACTGTGAAGTAATCACCAGTAGAGTGAGAGAAGTAGTCATACGTAACTTCAATTGGTGCCGCAGGAGGTGCGTAAGAATTTTTAAGAACTAATCTTGCAACATCATAATGAGTTGCTCTTTGACCAGTGTCAAATTCATAACGATCGCTAATATCGATTGAGTAATCAGATCCTGGAGAAGCAAAAGTTCCAGATTTCATTTTAACTGAAACAACACGATATCCATCTGCTTTACCAAGTAACAATTCAGTTTTCTGAGCTGCTGCAGCAGTAGTAAATGTTAAAGTTGCACCAGAAACTAATGTTTTAGATTTTTCAGTTAAAACCGCACCGCTCTTATTAACAGCTGCGATAACTAACATGTTTAGACCAGATAATGATGAGTCTAAACCAAAGGTTACACCAGAACCAGAAACTGTTATACTTGTTGGTTGAACAATGACCCCACCAGCTGCAGCGTCGTTACGAACAACAATATAGTTATCTGTTTCAGCAGCAGAAGCCATCGTTCCACTTGCAGTAGAAACAGTTAGTGTTGGTGAACCTGATGTAGTGGCAGTTCCAGAGAATCTTTCATATACAGTATAGATTGTGTCATTTGCAAGTAATGCAGAACGAACATCTTTGATAGCGTAGTATGGAAGTGGGAAAATTAAACTTGTATTTTCTGGTTCAAGAATAGTAGTTGATACACGATCAATAGTTGAACCAGTGATAGTGATACTTGAATCTACGGTTAAAGAAACTTGACTTGCAATAGCAGTTACACGTCTTAATGTACCACCAAATGAAATATAGTCACCAACAACTAAATTAGTTTGAAATGAAGTTCCAGTACCAGTAATTGTAGTAGATGAAGAAGCCGTCGCAGAACCAACCAAACGGGTAGTCACTGGCTGAACGTCAGCTGAGAAAGAAAGATGCTGGTCACCGCTAACATTAAAGAAAAATGATTTTACTTTGCGAGCAAAGTCTACACCAGTATTTAATTTAATATCAAATAATGATAATTTATACTGAGCAGCTTGAGTACCAATTGTACCATTGTGCCATTCCATTAAGCGAACACGTGCAGTACCAAGCAAAGTTGCTCCAGAAGGTGCGACACCAACTGTAGTAGTAACCCTGTCATACAACTGAACTTCACCAAATGTATCTACAGGAGGTAAACTATTAACATTAGTTACCAATACATAGTTACCTACAGTAGCTGGAATAACTGAGTTTTCTACTTGAACATGATCACGAGATTTTTCTACAGGAACATATTCTGTAGCAACTTTTTCAATCTCATATCCTTGTACGTATGCCTTTCCTGGCTCTAAACCGATAGCAAGTTTTGCTTCGTTAGCTTGTTGTGCAAGTAATGTATCACTATTTCCTGGGGAGTAAATACCACGATTGTAGAATGGTGCTTCATTATATTCCCATTGAACACCAGTGTTACCTGGACCATCAAATACAGAACCAGAAGTATGAACAGGAGCAGTATTAGACGATGCAGTGCCACTATTTTTAGCTACGTATGTGTTTCCAGAGTTAGTGACTACGTCGCCGATTAGATAAACTCTACCAGATGTCCAAGCACCACGATTATTGTTGCGATACTCACGAACATCAATTTCAAAGTTACGAACTGTATAGTTACCAGACTCGTCATAAGTACGACGAGCAAATGTTTCTTCTAGAACTGCATATTCAGTTCTACGAACTTCTTTTTTAACCTGTCCGTCACCTGTGCGGATAAGTTCAATAAAATCAGTATCAGCAGTGCTATCAGTGGCTAACTTAGTTAATGTGGCTTCAATGTAATAACGATGCGCACCTGGTGCTGCAAAGTTAAATGAATTTTGCGCATTGTCGAATAAAGTTTCATCTTCTTCGGCAGTGATAATTTGTTCTGTAGCAACTAAACCGATACGATAAGATGGTGTATTAGTAAACTTATCTAAAAGAATAGTTTGATCTTCTACGAGAACAAAGTGACCTTTAATGTAATAAACACCACGAGTAATAGTGGCTAAAGAACCTTTGCCAGTTGCAGAAGTTGCGCCAGCTTGAATCGTGTAAGTACTATCAACGTCTTCAATAACATCACCATCGGCAAATACACGAGTAGTATTATTATCTCCAGAGTTTTTATAACGAACATAAAGGGCAGATGGATCTGCTCCTGAAGATTTTGTAAAGTAGATAACTTCAGCTTGTAAACCAGAAGAGTTTTGAACTGTTAACCCCAAAAAGTTTTCAATAATAGTGTCAGTTAAAACGCCACCATATGTAGACTCTAACTGAACATAATCAATATCGGTATCAACAGAAGTCTGGCCAGGAATAACCATGGCACCTTCTTTAAATACATGATCACCAAAACGAGAAATTTGATTTTGCAGAATAGTCTGCATTTGAGTCAGTTCTCTAGCTTGAACAGCGTATCCTGGACGATACAGAATTCGATAAAATTTATTATCTTCTGAAAAATCGTCGTAGTATGGCTCAGTATTAAAATTGATTGTCATTCTTTAATCTTCTTTATGGTTAGTTCTGTTCTATTTATAATTAGAATCTGATAACAGTTCTAAGAGTAACAGTTTCATCTGCAGAAGGAGTAAACCCTGCTTTGTTATCAATAAACATCATTTGACCAGAATATTTATCAATCGTTGGATTACCAACAGAAGAAGCTGTAAAAGTCTGTCCTGTTTCATTCTCAAAAATATCATTAATAATTGGAATATCATTATCCAACGATTGTAAAAGAGCACTTGCAGATGAAACTGCAACTACACGATATCTTCGTTCAAATGTTACACCTCCAATAATTCTATTCACTGTAACATTTGTATCTTTTGGGAAATATGTAGTATTAATGTTACCTTCAACAATAAAACAACCAGAACCAAGACCACCTTGGAAACGAGTATCTAAACCATATCCTCTTGGGTTTTTAATAATACCCAATTGACGATAGTCGTTATTTACAGCAACACCTTGGTTTAAGTCTGTTGACACGTTTGAGTAAAACATCAGCGTTCTAGCAAATAGTTCATCTGGAGCATTTTTACCATGTCCACCAAATGGAGACATAATAGCACGCAGTTTTCCTGCTTTACCATTACCATTAATAACTACGTTTGCGAATGTATAATTTTGTCCAGGATTAGTTATATTAATTTTAGTAATTCTACCAGTGGCACTATCAATAACTGACGTAGCAGTCGCTCCAGTTCCATCGCCTTGAATTTCAATATTAGCAACACCATAACCATAGCCACCAGAAATAATTTTAATGGCATTGATAGTTCCGCCAACAGTTAGAATTTCATTATTAGCTTGTAGTGATGCAATATTGCCTACGTTAAGATCTGGAACTAATACTGCTCCAGTACCATCTCCAGAAACTGCTATGGTAGCAGTACTATAACCAATACCAGAGTTTTCAACAGTGATGCCTACGATTTGTCCATTCTCTATAATTGGTAATAATTTAGCTTCAGATTTAGATGTTTGAAAGGCAACAACAGCACCACTAGCTCCACTTTCATTAATAGAAATTGTTGGAGCTGCAGAATAACCAGCACCAAATCTACGAACAACAGTTCCACTGGCAGGCTGGCCAGCATATTGTAATGTAGCAGTACCATTAGTGGCAGAACCAGAAGTATGTGTTGGTGCAGTAGAACTAAAAGTTCCAGCAGCAGTTACTGTATAAAGTCTAGTTGAAACATAATATTGTTGACCAATTAATACAGTGGCACCAGAAGACCACGCAGAACCAAAATGCACATCTGGGTCGCTGGTATAATTATCTCCTGGGTTAGTAATGGTTACATATAAAACAGTACCTGTTTCAGTGTTTAATTTTGCAGTACCAACTGCACCTGTTCCGCCACCACCTGAAAATGTTACAGCAGGTGGTGCAGTATATCCTGATCCACCTGTGACTAAATCTATTTCTCTAACTGCTCCTGTTAAAGTTACTGCACTAACAGCTTTTCTTGAATTATTAGAATATGTTAAACCAGTTGGAGTTCCTGCAGTAGTAACAATCGCTGAATCACCAGTTGTCGTTAAAGTAAACCCTGTCACAGAAGAACCACTACCAGTAATAGCAGAAACTTTATATGTAGTTGGATTTGAATACCCAGTGATACTACCAGTGCCACCAAATGTTCCAGAAATAGCAATTAAATCACCAACTGCTAACGTAGTTGCAGCGCAAGTAAATTGTCCACCTGTACCAAAGATAACAACACCAGAAATAGTTGGTGCAGTTAGTGATACAGTACCCTTGGCTCTCGTGCCAATAAATTTTAATGCAGCTGTACCATTTTGAACAGTACCTAATCTATGGCTTGGTGCAGTTGCTGATAATGTTCCTGGTGATACAACTTCATAAAAGTCAAAATCTGTATTAAAAATTCTTTGACTTAAAAACACGCTAGAATTTGCGGTAAACGCAGTTGCATCAGAAACTGGGTCACCAATAGTTAGCGTTGGTGTTGAGTAACCAACACCACCTTCGCTAACAGTAACAGCTGTTAAGAATGTTGGATCTTCAATTCTATATCCATCACCATTAACAGTAATAGTTGCAGCAGAGTAACCAGTTCCTTTATTATTAATAATAATGTTATCCAACGTACCATTTGAATAAAACTGATTAGTTAAAGCA